TCGGAGTATATAAGTCCGCCATTGCCCTATTTAATGCCGTAGATGCCTCGGAGCCTGTCACGTTCTGCTCTGCCAAGCGAAGCAAGGAAAGCGTGACACTGTCCGCCGCTTGACCGTAGTTTTTCGCTGTGGCAGCAGAACCGGAAAAAGCCTCTCCAAGGCCTCTTACGTCCGTATTGGCAAGAGTAGCACCCTTTGCCATCAAATCGGCATAGTAAGATGCGTTACTCATCGAGTCACCAAAGCCTTTTACAGCTCCGGCAGTATATGATGCCGATTCTTCCAGACTCATAGCACCGGCAGAGGCAAGGTTAAGTACCGTTCCGATACCGCTAATCTGCTCATCCGCCGACAAGCCAGCCTGAGCAAGGATATTCATTCCTTCCGCCGCTTCCGTTGCGGTGTACTTTGTTGTGCGCCCCATTTCCTCAGCCTTGGCTTTGACGTTCCCTATTTTGTCTACGGTTGTTCCCATGGTAGCTGCTACCTGAGACATTGCAGTATCAAAATTCATTCCGGCATCTATTGATGTTTTTGTAAATGCAACGGCGGCAGCAGAGCCGGCCACCATAGCTGTTTTAGCTACTTTCCCGACCGCTTTAAATGCCCCGCCAATTTTTGATGTGGACGAGCTGGCGTTACCTTCTGCGTCTTTCAGCCCCTGCTTATATGCGGTGTCTTTGATTGCCAGAGTGACAAACAATTCCATCACATTCAATCACTCATCACCACCAATCCGGCTTTTTTAATGACGTCCGCGGCTATTTCTTCGCCAGTCTTTGTTACTGTTTGCTTTTTATCGCTATTAATTAAATCAAAAAATGATACATAGAGATATTTCCCACCGAACGCCTGCGAAATGCTTTCGGTTACATATTTCAGCCCATCGGCCATGTATCGTTTGTAAATTAATTCCTCTGTGTCGTCTAAAATCTTAGCCTTGACGTACAGCAAGAATCCCTTTACGCTTCTTCCTCTGTATTCTCCTGCGCATCGCCAGAGGGTTCTTCTGCTGCGCTTGTTGGCGCTGAGAAAAAAAGCTGACGTACCTCCGGCTCATTGATGAGGTCAACCATGCCTTTGATAATGTCCATTAATTTATGCTTTTTCTTGTATTCCTCAACACTCTGCAATTCAAACGCTGCTAAGATTCCAATTACATCATCTTTGTGTGTTTTTAACAGCCTAGGAGCTGTTTTAGCACCCCTAGCAAAGACTTTGATATATTTCTCCCCTTCCTGCGGTACAAGCTTCTGGCACAGGCTGAGCGCATCATCATCGTCTGCAATGTTACCGATATGTTCGAGGGAGTTCGCAATGGCTTCTAAACCCTGTTCTGCTGTTAATTCTGATAATTTCATGCTTTACCTCCTACGCCGCTTCGCCTGTTTTGATATAAACCTCGTAAGGTACTGTCTCTGCGTTCTTAATGCTGTAATGTCCTGTGTATTCGAAATCAAAATTTCCTTTGGATTTATCATCTGATTTAATCTTAAATCCGCCCGTTGAGAGTGCATTCATAATTTTGATTGCGATAAATCCGGCGGAATCCCCGGAATTTTCGTCCGAATAGTCGCCAATCCACCAAATATCCTTAAAATCTTCTGCCTTTAAATCTGCCCTTGGTGTTACTTTGTTTCCCGCTACGTCTGCCGCCGCCATAAAACTTTTAGCCTGTGCGGTATCCATTGTAACGGCTGTGCCTGATAATTTTACTTCGATAGATTCGATTTCCTTGAGTTCCATCGTGTTTTTAGGCACATTATCAATGTCTTCCCCGAAATCCGTAAAGGATGGCTCCGCGCTAAAGCTACAACCGCCGCTGGTTGCCATGAGGATGTTAGTTGCTGTTATGGCACCCGTTTCCGGCTCAAAAGCTGATACAATAATACCGGCGTTAATCTGTATTTTTTTGAAAAGGTCAGAAGGTACCTGCGTATACTTCATTTGCTCACCTCATTAAATAGTTATAAATTGCATAGTTATTACTGTGTATCTGCGTACTATTGACGAGTCAGCTTCATCGACTAAAGGAGTCCAAGGCTGGTCTTGCGACAGAAAAATGATTCCATCATCGCACTTGACCGTGGTTCCTCCTTGCAATCTGTCACTGATTTCTTTCGCCTTTTTATTTGGGACTGCCTCAGATTCTGTGTGGTACCAGACATTTACGACGCTAGCGGCGGCCGCGCCTGTCCACCAATTTGCTATAATTGGTTCGTATGTGATAAAAGGAAATGCGGTATCTTCCGGCACCCTGTTAGACGGATATGCAGTTATGCCGAAGGATGACCAAAATTGATACAGTGCCGCTGTTGGGGTCATGACGTTAACTCCCACTTCTCCGCCGGGACCTGTGCTATGTCTAAATTAGACGACGCAGGGGTTTCTTTTTCTCCTGCATTTGATGTAACTCTAAAAATTTTTCCGCTTTTTGTTTTTAATACATCATGATAGTCTAGCTTTACTGTTTTAGCTGTAGTAATTGTATATGTTGCTGTTACACCCTCTTTCTCTGCCACCCTGGCAGACATAGAGGTATCTTGGATTATTGCCGCCTGTATTTTAGCACCTTCCACCCACTCGGTGATAAATCCACCCTCGCCGTCAGAAGTACGCTTTTTATCCATGAGTATGCAATCTTGTAAAAATTCATTGATTAAACTCATGCCATTTTCCTCCATGGGTTCAGGCGTGCCCTAAAGGCATCTTGCCACGTGTAGGTCTCGCCTTTACTGTTTGTTGCCCTGCTGTACGAATATCCGCCAAACGATTCCGACTGATACGCTCCTAAATTGCCGTTTTTCGCCTGCCACTCGCTGATTTCGTCCACCAGTGACAAAAACGGTTTGGGGATAGCCAGCGGAACAACTACGCCGTTAAAAGTCTCCTCCTGTAACGGAGCAGTATTGCCTTTGTGGTACTGATAAACCCCGTCATTAAAGATAGAGCCGCTTACTAAATAGTACTGCCCATCTTGTAGCGGGAGGCGAATCGCGGTAGTAGAATAACGCAGGTCTTTAGTATCTTCTGTCACGCCTACATCAAAATTAAGCGTGTCAAAAATCCAATCTCCGATTGTTATTTCTCCCGTGATTGCCGCCCCTTTGACCGGGAAGAAATTGTGAATGTGATTCATGATTTCATAAAGCACTCAATCATCCCCTTTTATTTTCCGTTCGAACTTACTTCCGAAACGGCACTTGATACTTCTGGGATAGTTTCTGTGGTTCCGACAGTAACTACGCAAACACCGTCAAGGTATTCTGCCCACAGCTTCATGCCCATAATGGCGTATGTTTCGCCTGTGGCGTTTGTATAGTTGCCGCCTGCGTGGAATCCAATCAGATTTGTTTCGCCAGATGTTGTGTAGTCCAGGCCAAGTTTTTTAAAATCACTATCGCCGGGATCAATATAATACAAGTCAATATTTTCTACAGGTGTTGCAATAACAGTTTTTGCCGGGATGTAGGCGTCAGGGAGGAGGAACAGTGTAGAGAAACCAAAGAAGTCTTTGATATACTGCAATCCAAACATTGTCTGCACAGTAATCTCTTTATCACCTAACCAGTCGTAAAAATCCATTACATTTGCAAATCCTACGACTTCGGTTACATTTCTGTTCATGCCTGCGAATTTGTTGAGTACAGCACCTTTTGCGATCGCAAGTGCTTTCTGCCATTTCTTCTGCGTACCTTTTAATGTTCCCGTTTTTAAAAATGTGTAAAAATCTTTTAAAACCTTGTTCTGCAGCTCAACCATAAAGGCATCATCTGTCTTTTCGATTGCGACCGTTGCGCCCCATTTTGCCACAGATTCAAGGGATAAAGATTTGGCGTATTTTTCTACGACAATGTCTTCCCTTTTACTTTCTACAACCTTAAACTGTGTAAAAGGGATTGCTTCTCCCTCGCCCACACTTGCGCCGCCCTGTAAGACCTCATCTTTCATCTGTGCTTCGTAGGTTACTAAGCTAGTGCCCGGCTCTTTTCTAATAGGTCTAACGATTCCCAAGATGGTTCTTAATGCATCCCAGTTTTTTTCAAATCTTGTTACAAAATCAATTTCTCTCGCTTTGAGAGTGCTATCTGTATTTAATACAGTGCTAGTGGTTACTCCTGCCATTGTCTACTCCTTTCAAAAACCAAAAAGTTCGTGATTTTCAGCGATCGCTTTCTGACGTTCGCCTGCATCTTTAATTTCCATGATTTCTTTCTTGGTCATTTTCCCTGGTTCTCCTCCCGGTGGGTTCGATACATTAGCGCCTTGAGTCGTTTCGGTTGTAATATAGTCGGCATACGCTTCTTTGATGCCTTTTTCTACTTCTGTTGCATTCTCAAATTTGCCGTCAGTTCCGATTTTTAAATTATCAATAGTCTCTTTTGATGCTTTCAGGGCAAGGTTAATTACTTTACTAGACACGCCAGAATCCTCAAGCATCTTTTTGTATGCGGCTTCTTTTGCATTGTAGGATGCTTTCTTGTCCTGTTCGGCTTTGTAGTTCTCAAAGCCTATGTGTTCTTTCTCGTACTTGCCTTTCCAATCATCCTTTTCGTAGTCCTCCAATTTCTTCTGGAGGTCTGGGACTTTCTCCGCATCCTCTTTATACTTACTGATCTCACCCTTGAGACCCGTAACAGTTGCGGAGTGTTCTTCGATAATCGCGGAAACCTGTTCATCTGTAAGTGTCATGCTCTTTAAAAAAGCTCTTGTTAATGCCATTTGATTGCTCCTTTTCTTCGAGGGATTTCTTCCCCTAAATGACTTTATATGTAAATCGCAGTACTTCGCGATTACTTTCTAAATGTTTTTGCGGCTTTGAGGGATTTTGCTCCAAATTTGCCGTCAATTTTTAATTTACATTTCGACTGGAAAATACTAACCGCATCTTCGGTCTTTTCGCCGTATTTGCCGTCAGTATCTAATTTCGAGCCGATAGCCCAGTTTAAAAACTTCTGCAATTTTTCAATTTCCCCTCTTGCGCCTTTTAACACTGTAATACCGTCTAAAAACGCATAGTAGCCGCGTGGCGGCAATTTAGGGAATTTCCCGGTGTATTTAACCTTTTTTGCTGTTTCTTCCTTCTGTGCCGCCGGGAAGTCGTGATATAAAATATTTAAATCAAATTTTCCGCCGTTGCCGGTCGAAACCTTGGCTGGAAACACGCCAGAGCTGGTATACTGCCATGCCATAAGGTCATCTACGTTTGCAGGTTTATAAGATTTGTTTGGTGTCGCTTTAAATGCCATGAGGTTATAGCCTTTGTAATAACGTGCAATCCACCAGTTTTTACACTTGACCTTGTTTTTATCAATGTGCTCCGAAAAATACGACATCCCGGTGTAAACACCAAATTTATAGCCTCTTGACTCAACGACAGTCTGTGCCGCATTGATAATCTCAGCAATCTTTGCTTTGCTTAGCCTTGCCTGCATTTTATCCTCAATATCAAACCAGACGCCGTATTTAAAATACTTTTTGCTGACATTGTCGAGGATGTCGCACACAAGCTCCATGTCTGACTTAGCTTTCGCCACTGTAGTAGCGTATGTGTAGTTATACACGCCCCATGGAATGCCTAGCTCCTCACATTTTTTATAGTTCTCCTCAAATTTTTTATCTTTGCCTAAATCCTTGCGGATAATCTTAATGATCGCACCATCGCAACCGTATTTCTTTACTTTCTTCCAGTCAATCGTGCCGTTGTATGTAGATACATCAATAATTTTTCTCTGTGTCATTTTCTCACCCTTTCCATCTCAGCACATATAAAATCTTCTGATTTCCATTGATAACTCTGTGTATTTTTTTATATGTTCCGCCTGCTTTTTTAGTGTTAGTGCTAGCCTTTCCGGCATCCCACCACACCATTTTGTTGCTCTCGTTTATTCCTGCAAAAATATTGGTATGCAGGCGGTAAAAGCAAATGTCGCCAGGCTTTAATTTACTTTTATAATCCCGGGGTAATTTATTTACTTTTATCAACCTGTATCGTTTTGATATAGCCGCTTTTGTTCCTGTGCCCTTATAGACAACTGCTCCGTTCCTGTTGCAATAAAACAGTTGTCCCGGTTTGAGGATGCCCAATTGCTGTAGGCAATAGCAAACATACGATGCACAATTACTTACCTTTTTCTTCTTTGCGCCCGCCCAGCTATTCGCCACGTTTTGAGAGTATTTAAATTTTTTATCAACAAAATACTCCGCCGTTTCCTTTGCCTTGACGAGCAAAGACAATCTGTCCATTATTCCATCGCTCCTTTTAATTCATCTGCAATGATTGCTGTGTATTCTTTCGCGTAATTTGCCGCCGCCGGTTTTAAATACGGCTGTGCCCTCTGGCCGTTTGTGATATGCCACTGTCCTTTATCGTCCTGATAAGTCCACGGGGTCTTCCGTCCCCCTTTGTAGTACACACCGGTTCCCAGTTCCACATAGGCGGCGTATTCTTCGTTGCTACCTATTGTTTCCGTGAGATTTTCCAAGTCGGTCTGATGTGTAATGCTGTTTCTCAGCGCGCCTGTATCGACCGGACAAAGGTCTTTTGCGTGTCCTTCTGCGGCGGCTCCTGCCTGCTCTAATGCTCTTGCAAGTGCCATCGTGGTCTTTAAAATTACCTCATCTACATGGCTTACAACATCAATATCTGCCATTATATCCGCCCTCCTTGCGTTGCTAACCATTCGTAGTAGGTCATGTCTTCTATAATCTCGTTTCTGCCTGTCTCTGGGTTTCTGACGCGTATCATTCGTGGCTGCGCCAGTTCGGTAGGCAGTGCAGTTCTCTGCGTACAACGACAGTTGTAAACTTCCGCCGGGATTCCGCTTGGGTCTCCCGGATACATGAGACCGTTTGAGTACGCCATGTTAAACGGTACTTCTTCGCCGTCTAATGCTCTGTGACTGTCTCGTGTCCTCAAATCTTTTGTCGCTGTCCAGTGTTTCACCACATCAATCCCCATCTGGTAGGCTTCCTCGTATGCCGCCTGCCTGCCCCCGTTCTGCGCTCCTGTGAACGCTGTGCGGGCGTTTCGGATTGCGGCAGTATGATTCATTCCTGTAACGTCCTGAAATCGCCCTGCGAGCTTTCCTATACTGTCGCCTTGCAATATTCCTTGCAATAGTGCATTTTGCAGTTTCTTCTTGTTCCAATGCACATCTTTGCTTTTTAGTACTCTACGCGGCGGGAGAATCTTTTGTTTTCTGACCGTCAGCCGCTTAACTGTGTGTTCATCAACCAAATTAAATGCAATATCTCCAATCTCCTTTATCTGCTTATCAGGCATAAGAGATTTAATCATGTACGCCTCAAAATTGCGATTGAGGGCGATAACAAGAGGGGTCTTCTCGTTGATGTATGCCGCGGCAATCTGGTTTGACTCTGTCAGTCGCCGTGCCATGTCCTCGCGTAGTGCCTCCCACCTCTGCCCTCTGCCATACTGATTCATCAACCATGCTTCAAATTCTTTCTTGGTGTACTTCCCTGCCTGGTATGCCGCATATTCCTTAGCGTACCGGCGGGAGAATTGTTTAAAATAGTTTCTTGCTTTGCCGTCAAGTTCCTTTCCGGCTTGTTTATATACATCTGCTAACCGCTTTTCTAACTTTTGCAGTTCCTGTTCTGTCCACTTGTCGGATGGATACATAGTTATTCATCCCCTTCCGGGATATCTTCCGGCACATCTGGTTCAGGCGGCTCCGTGTAGCGGTTATATGATTCTTCGTCTAGCTTTGCCAAAATGTCCGGCACTTCCTCTGGTGCAACAAACGGTAATTTTTTCAGGATGGTTTCTTCATCCAGATAATTAGCCGCCTCAAGAATCATATCTGTACGCTCTTTTTCGTTGCTGATTCTGTTCCGCTTAAACTGCGGTTCGTCGTCAATCCCTGCAAGCTCCAGAATCTTTTCGATCGCATCGCCTACGAAGTACTCAAAATCATCCGCATTATCGTCTAGTGGTTGATATGCCGCATCGATATGGTCGTTTGTTGCTCCGGCGGCTATGGTGTGTACATCCAACGCCCCGAAGTCCTCATAAATCTCTGCCCGCATTTGCGTGAGAAACTCTTTTCTGGCGGTATACGGCGGCTCTTGTGTGTATGCCTGTACCTGCCCTTCCTCGGCCTTTGCGATGTGCTGAAACTTGAGCCGGTCCCTGAATTCCGCCAGTTCGTCATCTGTCATACCGTCAGCATTGGAAATGAGCCAGTACATCTGCGCACAGTCGTCCAGATCATTGGCAAAACCACTTTGCACCGCGTCGTAGGCATCAATCTTTGACTGCATCCCCCTCAGGGTGCTTATGTGTCGCTTGTTGCCAAACATTGGTACAATGGGGAGACTGCTATAATTTTCTTCCCCGATGATTTCTGGTTCCAGATTGTTAGCGACTTCCACTCTTTGCCTGTACGCCCGTTTGGGAGCGGTCTCTTTTAATTCCCCAAATTTGCTTTCTGCGCTATAGGTTGTATAACCATCTATTTCGTACAACACAACCTTAAACGGTTTCTGTTCGTCCAGCTGCCAGAATCTTATGCCTGCCATCAACGCCCCTGTGTCCTCATCCCACATCGGGGCGAACTGTGTAAAAGGAAATTCGTGCACGTGGTCTACATTCCAAAAAAGGAAGGACTGACCGTGAATTAATGCATTGTACGCCGCCTCTTTGATTCTTCTGTCAAACTGTTTGCCCAGTTTGTCCTTGACATTCATGTCGTTAAAAAAGACGCCGTTTCCTAGACTGTACGAACAACGCTGCGTATTTAATTTGTGGAAGAAATTAGAGCATATCTGCGCGTTAGACGAAAAATTATCTATCTTTTTTTGACCTAGCAGAGTGTAATAAACACGCTGAAATTGCAAGATAGTCTCATTTTCCTGTGCGTCGTACTTGTCCGCTTTTAACGCCTCTTTGTATGCTCCTGTACTCTCGTGGAATTTTATAAACTGATTTATAAATTGCCCTTTGTCTTTTGCGGCAATGAAATCTTGATATGATAAATACATTTGTCGTCACCCTAGAATTGATTTGTATTGTCTTGTTCGGCTGCGCTTGACGAGTTTTAATGTTTTTACAAGATACCTGATAGCATCCATTGCGTGGTCTGACTGTTTTATAACTGCGTCCCTGCCTTTGTCAGCCGCTGTTGGGTCCCATGCATAGATGCCAAATTCCTCAATCGTGTGTGTGCAAGACGGGTCAAACGATAATTTGTCTTGTGTCAGCATTGTCTCAACATCTGCTATCCCATCGTTAACAGTGTTATCTGCCTTTTTAACCTTGTGCCCTTTACTGCGTAACTCCACGATGAGAGCGGCAGCAGATGGGTCAGCAATCACTAAATCATCTTTCTGCCCGTTTAGCGTGTCCTCTAGTCCTTTTACTAGCTCACTGACCGGTTTCATGCGGTTGTTCTCTCTGCCTGAGTAATAATACTCTCGTAGACAGTGCCAGTTACCGGTATCTACTCTTTTTTGCCAGACCAGGAAGACGGTGGCGTTCTGCATACCAAAATCGGAGCTAACAATTATCTCCCCGCTAGTCTCTGCCTTGCAGACGTGTCTTTCCTCCGAAAACATATCGTACACAAGTCCTTCGGCTACTGCCCAGTTGCCTAGTATGTATCGTTGATACCTGTGTGTCCCTGAGTACTCTTTTATCAGTTCGTCTACTACCGCCGGAGGCAGGCAGCCATCGTGTATGTTGTACGCCTGTTGGAATATATCGGCATCGGAATCTAGAAAGCCTTTAAACCAGTGCTTTGGCCCCGCCGGATTGCACGTCCCATCAAAGTGACTGTGTGATGTTCTAAGACGGGATTTCAACATCTCAAATACCTCTTGATTCCATGTCGTCACCTCGTCGCCGTATGCATACTCAATCGTCGCTCCCTGTATTCTTGCAACATGCTTCTTGTTGTCGGCACCTAATGCATATACTTTTTTGCCAAATAGCTGTACCGTGTTGTCACTGCGTATCTCGCCAACTAGCTCCTCACCCCAAATCTCTCGCATAGGGTCAAGTATGTTACGTTGTAGCGTGCCCCTGGTGTTTCCTAACATCACAGCAAGCCCTAATCCTTTTAGATGTGTCAGGCGTTGAGGAATTACGATTGCATAATCAACAAAGGATTTCCCGGAGCCTGTCGCCCCGGTCTTTACATTCCAACGGCGGTTACAGCCTTGCAGGTATTCTGCCTGCTTGCTAGTCAATGGCACTATCGACACCCCCAAGGATTTCAATAGCTTTCACCAGTGCTTTGTCGCTTGCGCTCTCTGACCGCGGCTTATCACGCCACTGTTCCGGCTTCCTGTTCTTTAGCCAAAATATTTGTGCTGTTGTATCTGGCGGAACGTGCTTCTTTGTTACTTTTCGCTCCGTCATTACTCCGCCTTCGTACTTTTTGCTCGTCTCTTCGTAGCTGTACCCTAGTGCCCGTTGTAACAGGCTTTTTTCCACTTGCCTGTCCACAACATCTTTTCCCTTTTTTAAGGTATCGGCTAAAATTGGAAATTTTTTCTTCCATGTATACAAGGTATCTGGGTTGATGCCGATGTTTGCCGCAATCTCTTTGTCTGTGCATCCATCTCGTGCCCATCCCTCTATTTTTAGCAACCCTTCTTGGGTCATCCACTCTTGGTATTTACTTATCCCATTTGGGGTCACCTCCTAAATACAACCATAACCCCGTAATGAATTGTTTACGGGGTTATATGAAAGGAAAGAAAATATGAAAAAAATCGTTTACACCAGTTGCATAGCGCAACTAGATACAAGTATAAGGAATTGCACCTTAACAGCCGCCGGGGTAAGACTAATAAGCGGCTGGTCTCTAAACACTTGTAGACCCGCAACCTGTATGGAACGTAAGGCACCGTGGGATAGGTGTCTTGCGTACTCTCTTTTACGCGGGTGAGAGTTTACACTTTTACCACAAAAAGATGAGGAGGTTATTTCTCACAAAAAGTTACCAGTACTCGTCCGTACAAGTGTATTGTACGACATTTTTTAAGCCATGTTAGACAAACATAAAAAAGAGAGGGAGATAATTCTCCCTCTCTAATATCCCGCATATTTCCCAGCCAAATTGGCGAAAGCACTAAGCCATCTGCGTATAGTCATTTCTGCATATCCAAGCTTATCCGCCGCCCCTGCTATCGTGTATCTATCCTCAAAATACACCAGCTGTACAGCTTTCATTCTGTCCTCACCGTTGTCCATACCCTCTGTCTGTTTTATCGCCTTGTTAATAGCGTACATCCATAGGGCTGACTGGGCTGTATTTTCTGCAATCAGTTTGTCTGGGTATTTTTTTACCTGCTTTACTGCGTGTCCGTACCAATCATGCTTAGGATTGCTCATCGTTCTATCTCCCCGTTTCTTCCAACTTTTTTAAACCTCACTCTTTGTAGCGCGTCAGGATACTTTGTTGTATTGACTCCCGAAAAAAATTGTTTTAAACCTCTACTCCATGTAAGCTGGGAAGGTGTAAAGTCTTTGTATATCACTTCTATTTCAAGAGACTCGGAATTTACTACAACGTCCGTTACGATATATAATCCTCCTTTAAAGTGCCTGTATATACAACCAGTCATTTCTTCTTTCAAATATTGAGCATCCTTCTGGATTTCCATTATGTCGGTAGAGTGCCCTGTATCATATACAGCAGTTAACATCTTTCTCCCTCCTTTTAAATATACTCATGTGCCGTCCAGTCTTAATTATTTTTCTCTTTATTATCAAATACAAAATATTTATCTAAAAATCCAAATACTATATTTAAATTGTAAGACGAATATCCAATGCTGTAATTAGCTTCGCCAGCTTTTCTGTATTTAATTTCGTAAAATGGTTTTTCTCGACTTCCGTGAACTACAATTTCTGCTTCTACTACGTGTTCCTTGTACGCCACTTCTTCAAAAGGAATTATTGTAGCTGTTTTTGTTTTCTCCATTTTCCCTCCTAAATATGCTCATGCGCCGTTTTGTCTTTGCAATGTTCGTGATTTCGTGTATCCATCTCTTTCGCCTAATTTTTCTGCAATAGCTCTTATTACATTTACAGTTACGCCGTTTCCTGCTTGCTTATATAATTGACTATCAGAATTAACAAACTCTGCTTTTTCAAAATAGTCATCTGTCCAACCTTGCAGTCTAAAGCATTCTTTCGGTGTCAGCCTTCTAACAGCTATGTAGCATTGGTATTTTTCGTACCAGGCTGCATATACGGTCAACTCTTCTGAAACTTGCACAAAAATCCCTTGATTGCAACTGGTATCTAATGTATTTGCAACATCACGTCCAACTCGCCCTCTTCTTGTTTTACTTCCTGGAACTGATAAATTTACGCTATCAATGCCTACCCTACACTCGGAATAGCCTTGCTTTGTTGCTTCGGCTACTTTTATGCAGACATTAGGTTCGTTTCCATGCGATTGGCTTCTAAGTGTTGGCACTTCACCCTTAGGGGCAACACGTTTCGCTTTTCTGCCCTGCGGATCAATAACTCCAATCGGTTCAATCGCCACTCCGTGTCTATCCTGTCCAGTAAGTGTAAACATCGGCTCACCATCTTCTTTGAATCTCCGTCCATTCTGACGCTTTTCTGCTCGGTCAGGTGTTAAAACTGGAATTGCAATACCGCTATTTTGCGCTTTATACGTTCCATATCCTTTTTGATATCTTGCTTGCAAGCATCTGGCAACGCTAGTTGTTTCTGTTCCACTGTTGCACAAATCTATAAAACACGGCAATGCTACATGATGCCCTCGCCCACCACCTTGACCAGTATCAAGAGCTTCTGTAATTCCATCAGGTGCAAATACCTGCGTATTTCTTCTGTAACCGTCCCTGTGACCTATTATTTGAATACTATCTTCTCTGTCTGCTCTTTCGACAGGAAATACTTTTGCGGTACTTCTTCCTCTAAGATGTCCGATAATGAAGCACCTTTCCCGGTTTTGTGGCACTCCGAAATCTTTGGAGTTGAGCACCTGCCATTCTGCATCATACCCCCTCTGCTCCATTTCAATGAGCAGTCTGGCGAAATCCCATCCTCCATTAACACTAAGCAAATTCTTAACGTTCTCAATGAAAAGGTAAGTGGGTCTATTTTCTTCTTCGAGTTGTCCGATAAGGTACATAACTCTGAAAAACAAGCTTGAACGGTTTCCTTGAAACCCAAGTTGCTTTCCTGCAACGGAGATGTCTTGACATGGGAATCCGAAACACCAGCAATCTGCTTTTGGAATGTCTCCGGCATATACTCTTCTAATGTCATTTGCGTACCACTCTCCATTCCTGTATTCCTCCTTTAGTATTTCTTTTTGTCGCTGTTTCAACGGCAATTTACTCAAAAATTCTCTTTGTTCCTGAGTAAGCAGATGCATTGATGTGTAACTTGCGGTTGCAAATTTATCGAATTCGCAAAACCCGACACATTCATGCCCCGCTAATTCCATGCCTCTGCGGAACCCTCCGATTCCGGCAAAAAAATCAATAAACTTCATTTTCTCTCCTCTTAAATATGCTCATGTGGTTCGACCGGTTCCCAGTGTTTTTCAGCTTCCTGCTCAATCAATTGGTTATACCGCTCCACAAATTCGTCCTCGCTTATTTCGCCCTGCATGAATTTTTCTGATATGATCATGTAGGCGTCTGGTTTTGTTGCATCTATACGCTCTTTAAATTCTTGTACATCCATTTTCCCGGCAATGAGCATATCTTGTAGTATTCTGGATTCATGGTTCATAGGTCGCTTACTACCTTTCTTCCTCTTGTTTTATATATTCTGCATTTCTAAATTCAATAATTTCCAGTGGGTCAAAGTATCCTTGGCACTTTGGACATCTCGGAAGCATATTTTTTCTATACGATTCTTCCATCTCGCGAAACACCCTGCTCTTACGCATTCTTTTTAGCTCTTTATTTGCTTCTTCTGAATAAACTTTTACTTTTCTTTTTAATCGATTGGTTTCTTCTCTTAGTTGCTCATGATATCTTGCGATTGACAACATTGCCTCAAATGGATCCACAACCGCTCCGCAATCTCTACACATAATAATTCGATTTTCAACACTAAGCTCATAATGTGGAGGATTGCATGTGCATATTTTCTTCATTCCATTATTGATTCTTAATAAATCAAAGCTGACAGTTTTTTCCTTATCCATCCTTATTCTCCCTTCTTATACATCCTGCAACTATATATCTGTTTGTATATATAGCCACTTCCGCTGGCTCTTTTTATTTCTCGTGGTTCTAGGTAGACCATATTTCCGCCGTTATGGCATATACCCCATTTGACCCCGTCTCTTTTGCCGGGCTGTGGTTTGCACCTTGGGCATTCCGGGCACTTTATGTATTCTTTCATCTGCCTGCCCCCTTCATGAAATCATCTAGTACTTTATTCTTCCATGTCGCGGCTTCTGTATCTTTTGGTTTATATTGTTCTGGTAATCCTCGCTCCCTATAAGCTTGTAATTCTTTTAACGCTGCGGCGATTTCGGCAAGTTCAAGACCTGTGAACCCTCCGTTTTCTTTAAGCTGTTTTAATTCCGTAGGAGTACCGATATCTTCATATTCAGCAAGCTTTTTTAATACAGTCCTCATGTCCTCTGTTGTCATTTCTGCAGGAACTGTATCTTCATATTTTCCTTTTGTATAAACAACTATTTTAGGTAATACCTTTGTTAATCTCTCCATCTATTCTCATTCCTTTCCATTTCTCACTTTGCAAATAACCTGTTTATTATCCATTCTTATTCTCCCTTATCCTTCATCATTAACTCAACCCATTTTCTCGCTATTTCTTCTTGTGTGTCTTCAACATCGTCCCACGCGTCTGTGTTGCAGGCTAGTATTTCACAAATCAATATAACTTCTGCCATGTTTTTACGTAAAGTAGCCTCTGCTTTTAACACTTCCGCTGGGGTTGGGTTAAATCCCATAATTTCTGCGCGTATCGTTGCGGCTTTGGATAATTCATCTGCCTTTTCCGTTAATTTGCTAAACAATGTGCCTATTTCTAAATGTTCTAACAAATAGTCTTTCACTTCACTGTTTTGCATTTCTTCTACTTTCATTTTTCTTTCCTTTCCCCTCCGGAATAAATCCGGAGGAATCAATGGCATATAGCTCCATGTTGTATCATGAAGCGGTTAACAAGTTACTGTAATGTGTATCTATCCTTAACCCCGGAGGGTGTCCAGCTATTTTATCCAGTCAAACGGCAATTTATTTACTAGCAGGCAAGCCGCGCCCTCCTTTCCTACCGCAAAAAGGCAATTTCGGCAATATTTATGCTCGTTGCAGTACTTCTTGAGTATTTTCGCCGCTTTTCTTGCTTCTGAGTCTCCTGTTTTTTTCATTACGCCACCTCCCTGATCGTGATGCCATACCGTTCAAGCATCAGCTTTCTCTTGATAATATATTCCGGATTTTTTCTTGTGCGCGGGGATTTTACGTCCTCAACAACAATTTTTCCCTTCTTGTCTGTGTAGCGGAAATCTGCTGTATATGATACGGGGCGTTCTGTAGTGCCATCCTCTCGCTTCTGGCTGCCCACAAGGATGTATCTCGGCTGCCGCTCTAATCCTGTAATTTTCCCCGCTTGTTGCATCGCCGCCAGCTCTAAATAGCGATGCATTTCTCTTTTACTATCAAACTTCCCATCTTTCGTAAAAATCTTTTTATTTCTAAATTTATTCACAGGTAATTCCTCCCAAATGTTTTGATAAATTCTTCCCTCGTTCCGTTGTTCTCCTCCCAGTACTTCTGTGCTAGTTCTTTGAGATACCTGTCTAGCGGTCCGTTGGGATTACGATGTACCGCCTCACCACCGTTGGTATGGTGATTCAGGCACAAATAAACTGTAAAACCATACTTTTCGGCTTGTTTTCTGTTGCTACTGCCATATAAGATATGATGCCTATGTAAATTTTGGGTTGTTTTGCAGAAAAAACACTCTTTTTTTGATTGTAGTACGCTATTCATTGCTAGAATCCTCGCTTGTGAAATGATATTCCATTAAATCAGCAATCATTAGGTATTCTTTTGCTATTTTTCCGTTTCGTGTTTCTTTTACCTGTTTTCTAAATCCTTCCAAGTCTCCATGGAAACACCCGCAATTAACCATTATTTTTTTATTTTTGCCCCTATAAAAAGTTGTGCAGCGGAATTCTGTTCCGAAGCCCTGTACTAATGCATAATCTGCGTCGCCGTAAACCCTTGCGTCGCCGTAAACCCTTGCGTTGCCGGAAACCCATGCGTTGCCGGAAACCCTTGCGTCGCCGGAAACCCTTGCGTCGCCGCGAACCCTTGCGTTGCCGTAAACCCTTGCGTTGCCGGAAACCCTTGCGTCGCCGTAAACCCTTGCGTCGCCGTAAACCCATGCGTCGCCGTAAACCCTTGCGTCGCCGGAAACCCATGCGTTGTCGGCTTGCGATACATTTCCCTCTTTCTCTACATATCCTCCAAGTTCTCCAGCTTTCACGTCTCCAAATTCAACCAGTGCTTTAATTCTAAATAACTTTTTTCCAAATGCATTTGTGATAAATTCTGTTGTTAATTCAAATTTTTTCATTTCTCTTCTTCCTTTCTTGGCTTCCATTTTCCTAGTATTTGTTCCAATTCTCTTGGGGTTAGCGTTTCAATTCCTAAGTCTTCCGCTTCCTGTATCGTGCCTTTGATTAGCTCACTCATTTCCCGGCTGTCGTAGGTGTGTGAACCTCGCATGAGCCTGTAAAACACTACCTCTTTGCCTTTTTCTAGCCGCCGTCCTATCGCAACCGTGTGAATGTCCTCTTTTTTGTACATGATGTTGGTTGGAACATTGGTTTTTAAAACTGCTATGTCCCCTTTTATCAGCTCCGGCTGTCCGTATCTGCCTATCATCAAATTCTTGGCTTCTGCCTTGCTCGTTCCGACTTTTTCCGCTATTTTGGTGACTAGGACGTGGAAATAAGCGTTTGCCGACAAGCTCCTTTTCTTGCGGAACGGTTTAATTATTACGGACAGCTTTTCCAGCTTTTTCAGTTCATCCACGCCCTTTATAAACCGCTCCGCCTCGTTAATTTCCAGGGTAACTGTTATCTTTTTGCTAAAATAATCCACTGCTAAGTTTTTTATTTTTCCAGTTAAATCCATGCTATTTTAGTCCTAATTCCTTCATGGCTTCGGCATATTGTTGTTGTGTCGTCTGATACAATGATTTTAAGCCTCTTTGACTTGCCCATTCTTTAATTTGGGCTTCCGTCATTCCCTTTTTTTGCATCAAATCATAGAGCCGTTTTGCTTCTTTCTCTGTGATAACCTCGTTGCGTTTGTATTCGTCTGTATCCGCGTCTTTCGAGTCGTCCAGAAGAAACAAACTATTTAAGGCGTATTTTCTCGCGTAGCTCGATGCTGAGCCGGTAACTTGTGCTGTATCCATCTTTTTTTTGCTTTCTTCTTCTCTGGCGTATGCTGTAGTGCAAAAACTGCCCTCGCTTTCTATGTCTTTTAAAATTGCTGTCGCCTTTATGTAAAATCGGTTGCCTAACATAATAATTTCGTCATTTACGGCTAATATTAAGCCTTCCCTGTCCAATAAAGGCTTTACTGCCTCGTAGATGTCCTCTAAGCTCCTGTAACTATAGCCGCCATACTCGCTGTATTTACTCTTGGGCACCTTTAATTCTGCCTGAATTTTTTGCAACTTTTTGTGAATATTTCCCATCTTTCTTACCTCACGATCACACTCTTTGAGGTCTCAAGATGTGCCCCTGTGACCTCTTTCCCGGCTTTAATCGCCTTTTTAATCGCTGTCTTGTCCGCCTGTGGCTCTGGAATCCTGATGTATTCCTCTGTCAGACTGCCTAAGTCGTCAATGGTTACAGACTCGCTGCTCTTGTAAAATACGCTGACTCTTGCCGTCTTGAGCTTTTCGCCGCCAAGAGCATGGGACAGATAGTCCTTGCACCTCTGTGCGGCGTTCTCGCAACTTCTGCGGCGTTTCGCAAGCTTTTCTTCCTCCTCTTTGATTGCCTTTGCTTCTGCGGCATAATTCTTTACTGCCAGTGCGATTCCCTCCACTTTTTTGTCTCTCTCGATGTTGAGAGCCTCAAGTTTTTCAAGGTCAATAATTTCTCCTGTCTCCTCGTCTACGCAATCCATGATTGCACTGTCAATCTCGTATAATGTCATTGCTCTAATTCCTCCTCGTACCTCTCGTATTCGTTGTAGTTTGCCGCACCTCGTTTGATTGCTTTGTGTGCTGTTCTGTACTCATATTCTGCCTCAAGGTGCTGTCTTTTTAGGTATTCCCTGACTGGGTCAACGTACCACTCCGCCATGTTTCTCCTCGCTTTCTTCTCCCCATGCCGTTTCAATGCTTTTGCTCAATTCGTTGTAGCCGCGGGCAAAAGCTTCAATTTCTTTCATCCGCAAAACGCCTGTTTTTTGTACCTTGTCTTTAAATAGCTCTAAAATAGCTCTTGCAATCGCCTTGTCCTCGACTGTGATTACAACACTTGCAGGAATCACACCTTTTTTCTCTAAGACGTCCTCATACTCTCTTTTCGCAAAGCCGTTTACGCTAATCATTGTGTTATTCATAACCTAATCTCTCCTTCTTTTCTGCTATCCAATCCCCCAACGCTCCCTCGCACTGTTCCGGGGTATAATTTTTATTATCCTGTTCTAACCGCCCAACTATTTCTCCCAGTGTGGGTAGTTCTGGTACTGCTTCTTTTCGCTCTATCGCTGCCGCCGCCCGTATCATCTCTTGGAGCTTCGGTGGGTACTTGTCTATCTCCTTTTGTGCTTCTAACGCCGCTCTGTAGCTTCTGAGGAAATTTGACTGTATGACCGTCTGAAAGTCCGCTGAATCTACTACCGCCCAGTCATGGAGCGTTTGCGGCGTTCCTACTGCCTTTTGCAACGTAGGGGGCAGTTTGTCAAACTCCTCTCTGTAGCCGTAAATCCCATTACTGCACGCCTTTGCTACTGTTGCCCACGCTTCCTGCTCACTCAGGTAGCTGCTTTCTGCCTTGAGCTTGCTGGCACACTCCAAAATATCTGCCGGCGTTGGTGGAAACTTTCCAGTTGTCATGTACATCTGTGCCGCTACGCTTATTGTCTGGTAGTCGTTATTCTTGCCTACCAGGCGGTACCACATGTCTAATGCCTGTTCGTTGGGAACAAATCCCGGAGCCGTGTAGACGGTCTTTAGTGCGGCTACGATTTTAGAAAACTCCGAAATCGTCATACATTCCGCCTCCCTCCTGTTCTTTCTGTGCTGCCCAGTGCTGTATATCTCCGTACAGTCGGTCGTTAATGTTCTTCGTGCTGTCGTTACCTGTTTTCAGCTCAAAAAGCCCTAGCCACTCCTTGTCAAGAGACTGGTCTATAATCTGTTTCATCAGTCCAACATCACCGCCAGATAATTCATGCAACTTTTTGAGCAATGCTTTTAAAGCTCTATCCGTCCGAACTGGTTTTCTAATCTTCTTCCGCATGGAAAGAAATTCCAAAAACTTATTGTTGAGCTCCTCGTCGTCAAAGTATCTCGCGG